TTCTCCCGTTTCTATTGGGACCCCGTCCTCAACAAGTTGCAATACGGAGCGATCAGCAAGGTCCTTAGCGACCTTCTCGCCGAGCACGTCAACCGCCTCGAGAACCCCCCTACCGACTACAAAGGTGACCAGCAATGAGCAATGTTATGGATGACTTCGCTCATCTAGACTCCTTTACCCCGACCCAGCTATTCGAGCGGCGCACCGAGCTGATCGGTATGAGCCCGAGTGGGGAATACAAAGATTTGAGCGACCTCACACTCCAGGAGCTGGTAGCAATCGCCCGAGTGCTGAAGCGTCGCACTTCCACCACCAAACCATCGGTCTCCCGGAAAGGAGCGAATGCTGTGCCTTCTCTGGACGCGATCTGATGGAGCCTAAGGTGGCCCTCCCCGAGAGGATGGGCGGCCCGGGCTTCGCCGAGGAGCAACGAAGGGATATATACCAGGGCCCCTTCCACCCTGCGAATTAAACCAAGGAGAACCACCCCATGCAACCACCCGAGCCGATTCTGCCCGCAATTATCGACTCAACGATGATGAACTGCTTCCGGGCTTGCCCGCAAAAATATTTCAACGAATATGTGCTCGGTCTACGGCCAGCCGAGCCCTCCATCGATCTCCATGCGGGCGCGGTGTTCAGTAAAACACTTGAGCGCTTCTGCAAGGAGGTATACCTCAATGGTCTTGATACTCCTGCGGCCCTGGCACGGGCCCACGCTACCTTCATGGGAGAATGGGGAGACTTTGTTATCAGAAAAGAAGGCCATCCAAAGACTCCTGAAAACATGTGGGCAGCGGTCGAGGACTATGTGCGAGTCTATCCTCCTGGATCTGATCGTGTTCAACCGTATTTCGCCGGAGATTCGGCGACATTTGAATATTCTTTTGCCATCCCACTTGACCTTCCAGGCTTCCCCAGACATCCAATCAGCGGTGATCCCTTTATCTACGCTGGTCGATTCGATCTTCTCGGCAAACGCGATGGCCGGCCCGTCGTCCGAGATGAGAAGACTGCTCAACGTTTGGAATCTAATTGGGCAGAAAAATGGGATCTGCGGAGCCAATTTTTGGGCTATTGTTGGGCCCTCCAGCATTTCGGAATTCCTTGCAACACTACTGTGGTTCGAGGAGTCATCATAACCAAGACCATGATCCGCCAGGTCGAGGCGATCAAAATCTATGCCCAGCACCTCATCAATTTGTGGTACGAGCAGCTTCGCCGGGACCTGCACCGGCTTTGCAGGTGCTGGGAGGACTCCTATTTCGACTACAACCTCGGCGATACCTGCACCGGATATTCGCACTGCTCTTTCATTCCCCTCTGCTCCTCGGCTTCGCCGAGCAATTGGTACGGCAGCTATGAGGTAAATCGATGGAACCCACTGCTCACCAACCCCAGTGCTGCGCAACCTGCTCTTTCTGGGGATGGCACGGAAACGGACCAGAACCACTCCTAGCCCAATGCTCACACCCATTTTGGTCTTGCTTGCAAGATTCGAGGTTCAGATGCATGTATTACAGCCAGAGAATTCCGGGCTTGGCCATGTATTCACCTGCACCTCCTGCGGATGGGAAATCCATTCCTTCGAATGGGACGGGATCCCCGTCTGCCTCGAGTGCCGATGGCCCCACATTCCCCGACCAACCAGAGGACTAGTTCAAAATGACGAACGCAACAATCCAGCCCCCAGCGACCCTGATCATGGGCCCTGCGGGGAGCGGAAAGACCAGCTCTCTAGCCACGTTAGCGCGCTGTGGGGTGGAGGTTTTTGTTCTGGTAACCGAACCGACCGGGGTGGACTCTCTGTACGACTCGTGGGAACGGACGGGTGCGGACATAAATCTATTGCACTATACGACCGTGCCGCCGGCTTCCGCTGGCTGGGGAGCGCTAAAGGACATGGCGGTCCGTATCAATGCCATGAGTTACAAGGACCTCAGCGAGCTGAAGAGCGGAGTGGGGAAGGAACACCAAAAACAATACCCCAAACTCCTGGCAAACCTGGAAAACTTTCATGACCAACGGACCGGCAAGGATTTTGGCGACGTTACTTCTTGGGGTGCCGCTCGGGCTCTGGCTTTCGACAGCCTTAGTGGTGTTAGTCTTATTGCTTTGCAGCACACCGTGGGCTTCAAGCCTTCTCCCCACCAGGGCGAGTGGGGAATTGCCATGTCCGCCGTCGAGATGCTCCTCCTCAAACTAAGCTCGGACTGCCAATGCTTCTTTGTGCTCACCAGCCATATCGAGAAAGAACCTGATGAAATCACCGGGATGGCCAAGGTCACGGTCAGCACCCTCGGGCGCAAGCTCGCGCCCAAGATCCCCCGCTTCTTCTCCGAGGTGGTACGGGCCCGCAAAGACGCCACGGGTAAGTTCCTATGGGCGACACTTGACTCGGAGGCCGATCTCAAAAACCGCGCCTTCCCTAGCTCTAACGGTTTCCCCCAAGATTTCGCTCCCCTTGTCGAGGCCTACCGCCGCCGAGTTAAAGCATCTCTTACAGGTCCTAGCGCTGCGGCTGGGTAGATAATTCCGCAGTCTCGAACCAACCAGCAACCAAGGAACCAAGCACATGTCATTCGATGCAAACGCCTTCCTAAACCAAACCATAACCGAAGCCAACTCCACCCGGACGGTCCCCTGCCCGGAAGGAGAATTCAAAGCCTTTATCGACGATGGCGAAAAAGCCATCACCACCCGAGAAGGCGGCCTCGATCGCAACGGGAACGAGCTTTCCCCGCAACTGGTCGTTCAGTTCGCGGTTATGGGGGATCAGATGCCGAACCAGGTCCTCAAGCGGGACAAGGTACTGGTGCCGATGAATATCTGGCTGGACATCAAGGACGGCGCGCTGGACATGAGCGAAGGGAAGAACGTCGGCCTAGGCCGCCTCCGCCGCGCGGTGGGCCAAAATGACCCCGGTCCCTGGTCCCCGAACATGCTAAAGGGCAAAGGCCCTGTTATGATCAAAGTTACCCAGCGCAGCGACAAAAACGATCCGGAGCAGAAGTACGGGGAAATCTCCCGAATCAGCCCCATCACCGCTTAAGGGCGCAGTCCCTTGAGGCCCCCCGGCTTTTCGCCTTCCAGCACCCCTTGCCGGGGGGCTCCTTTTGGAGGATCTCATGGAAGCATTCCGCGAAGGCTTAGTTATCTTTTTCCGCACCCTCACCCCACTCCTACCCGGCCAAACCGAGGCCCAGCTCGCCCGAAGCGTACACCCCAACGGCCGAGATATCGAGGTCAATCGTGCCGGCTTCGATAACGATTATATTGTCACGGACGAAGAGGGCACCATCATCGGAATCTACCCGCGGGAGTGGGTAGCCGCTATCATCCCAATCTCAACTCGAGGCCCCGCCGATGCAGAAAATCGCCAGGCAGACGCTGACCATCCCTCCGAGGCAGAGGCGGGAAATACCCAAGGCAAGCCTCGACGAACTTCGAGACTCAATAATTGAAAACTCGCTCCTCCACGCCCCGGTGGTGCAAGCCACCCCGGACGGCAAGTTCATCCTCGTGGCCGGCGAACGCCGGCTGCGGGCCCTGGATGCTATTGCAGAGGCCGGGATAACTTTCACTTATAATAAAGAGCAATTCTCTCCCGGCACTCTGCCCGTGGTACTATTGAGCGAGGCCCTCAATGATATCCAACGTGCTGAGATCGAGCTTGCAGAAAACGTGGTCCGCCTTGAGCTTCCTTGGCAGGACCGCGTTGCTGCTCTTGCTTATATTCACAATATGCGTAAAGCTCTATCACCTAATCAATCTATTGCCGATACCGTCCGTGCAATCGCTGCGGAGCGAGGATCGGAGCTTACCGGGCCTGGGGGAGGAACCGCTGAAAGCACTTTACAACAGGCCATTCGTCGCGCCACGATCATCAACGAACACCTGTCTAATCCCGAAATAGCCAAAGCCCGGAATGCCACCGAAGCCTTCAATATCATTGTAACTAACGAGCAGCGCGCTTTTGAGGCCGAGCTAATACGCAGAGGCCAGCGCAAGGTCATTACAATCGAGGTCCGCCATGGTTCACTATTGGAAATTCTTCCGAAACTTGAGCCGAGCACGTTTGACACAATTCTTGCGGACCCTCCATACGGGATCGGGGTCGATACAGGAGGATTCCGCCAACGCACCGTCGTCCACCACAACTACTCCGACGACCCTGACACCGCCCGAGGGATCCTCGCCTGTATTCTCAACGAAGGTTTCCGAATCTGCAAACCCCGAGCTAATCTTTTTATCTTCTGTGACATTGATTTATTCGGATGGCTCAAAGAATCTTCCGCCCGAGCGGGATGGGACCCTTTTAGAACTCCAATTACCTGGGTCAAGAGTGATTCTGAAGGCATGGCACCTTGGGGGCGGGAAGGTTTTCGCCGTACCACCGAATGGATTTTCTTTGCCCGTAAGGGCCAAAAAGGTCTCATTCATTCCCCAGTGGATGTACTTCGCCATAACCGAGTTGCACGCGATGAACGGGAGTATGGACCTGAAAAGCCCGTGGCTCTCATTAAGGAACTTCTTGCTGCTTCTACCTTACCTGGTGATTTCGTCCTCGACCCTTGCTGTGGCTCTGGTTCTACGCTGGTTGCAGCAAAAGAACTAAACATGAAAGCCCTCGGGATCGAGCAGGACCAAAAAGCTTACAACCTATCCCTCGTCAAATCCCAAGGAGGCACCAATGGGACCACAGAAGGGCAACAGACCGGATGACCGGCCTTCAGCAGATGTCAACCTGATTCGGGAGACCGAAAAGGCTTGGCTTCTCGAACTCCCCAACGGAGTAAAGGAATGGTTCCCCAAAAGCCAGGGAGAACTATACAAACACGGAGATAACACTTACACGCTCTGTGGGGAGGAATGGCTCATGAAGGACAAAGGAATGATCTGATGCCTACTTATGCACCAGCCCTACCACCAGACGCTCCCGATCTCTGGT